ACATCCTCTTCCTCAGCCTTTTTAACAATCTTAGCAGGAGTTTCTGTTGAAAGAACACGTGCAAGACGTTCCTTGAGTTCATCATAAGACTTGAAGTTCTTAGGATCAAGGAATTCCTGAAGCGAATGTTCCTTCTTCCAAATAGCCTCGAGGTCCTCGTCGTCATTAAGCAATGGGCCAGTCTTATCAAACTCCGAACGATCATAGTTACGATAACCTTCAACCTGACGGATCTTCAGCTTAAAGTTTGCGCCAGCCCAAAGATCGAATGGGTTAACTGCTTCCTCGTCAGCAAACTGAGGATTCATAGCCTCATTAAGCTTATCAAAGATTTTCTTACCATACTTATAAAGGAAAACCTTACCTTCATTGTCAGGATTGCCTGAATCAGTAACGATATAAACGTTAGAGATAAAATGAAGACGGCGCTTTTGCTTACGAGCAATTTCCTTATCCGACTCGATACCAGAGTTCCACAACTGAGAGTTATACTCAGAAACAGGATCCTGCTTACCAAGAGTGGTCAAAGAGTTTTCGATGTACCAAGAACCAGTCGGACCCTGGAAACCATGGTCAAACATGCGAATAAAAGGAACATCTTCATCTGGGGGAGCAGGAAGGAAACGAATAACTGCGTAGCCATTACCAGCCTTATCAACAGTTGGCGTCCAAAAGCGATCATCGCTCTTCTTTTCGCCTTGGTTTCCAGATACCTTAGAAAGTTCGCTGGTAAGCTGCTCCAGAGACTTTTTGCCAGACATAGACTTGAGCTTAGAAAAATCCATTTGTATTCTCCGTATTGTTAGTATTAATGTATTAATTGATGAGCCGTATAACGCTCAACATTATTTAGTATACTTCTATTCATCAAAATAGTCAAGAACAATATTTTTTATTTTATCCTTGTCATATTTGATAAACGGAATGTACTTCTCAACTTTGGTTTTAAGAGTATCCCAAACCAAATCATACTGCATTTTAGAATCCCAGTGTTTCTTAGCGCCAGATAATTCTAAAAGCAAACACATTGTTTCTAATGAAATATCCTTACCAAGATACTTCTTTAACAGAAACGGATGTTCATTATTTTTACATATAAAGTTTTCATTGAAGTCTGGTTTAAGCTGCGCCAGTTCAGTTTTAAACACATAGCTTAAACTTTGTTGACGTTTAAGCCATTCCTTATATGTTTTCTCAGCAATTTCGCTGTAAGCAAGATCACGAATCCACGCTTTCTCGTTATCAGAAAGGTTAGCAACAAGAAAATTTTGAATGTCTGGATGTTTAGCGAGTTTTTGAAAAAAAAGTTTATCCTTACGTTTTTCGAACGAGCTACTGTTTAGTTTTACTTTACCATTGTATTTGAAGTAATCATACGAAGGTTTTGTAAAATGATTCTTCAATGCAACATAATGCTGGTAACATTCGAAAGCCGACATCATACACTTACTTTATTATAGTATTCTGAGAAAAACTCACCAAGCTGTTTATCCATTTCAGGACCAGCTCCATCCTTAGATGTATATGTTAGATACAGCTGCCAGATTTTTTTATCAAGCTCTTCAAAAGTTTCATATTTGGTGTTCACTTTACCTTCAAGAACGGTATATCCCTTGTCTTCTAAGTAATCAACAAGATCTGATTCATCAAAGTCGTCGAGATCAAAATCAACGTCAACTTCTACGCATGCTGTTCTTGATGTACTACGACGATACCCCATTACTTTTTTCCTTTCAAAGAATCCATATATTTTACATATAAACCCTTTTCCATACCATGCGCTTCGATTTCCCATGGATGGAACCAATAATCCGAATTATTCAGATCATGTATTTCATTTTTCCATTTGATTTTGTCAACTCTGACATAATCTTTCAATTCCCCTTTAGCATATTGCTTAACATGAACCATTTCATGCGCAAGAGCAAAAAGAGTTTGTTTTTTATTTAAATTTTTGTTAATTGTTAAAATAAAATCACGATTTTTTATACCATCTTCGTCTGTTTCGCAATATGCGCATTCTTTCCAAGATAGATCTTCAAATAATAATTTGATTGTAATTTTATGATAGATATTTTCTTTTAAAAGCCATTTACCATAAAATTTAATGGCTTCTTTGCATATCTTTACTGGAATTTTTGATGGTTTGCCTGAAGTTCGTATATACACGGTCGCCTCCATCTTTTCCAGTATTTATTATACTGGAAGACGTGCGCCACGTTTAAGAATGTTTAAATTTTCTGCTTCAGCTTGAATTTTTGACTTGAATACAGGGTCTTTTTTGATAAGACCAGCAATATATTCAACTTCAATCTTATTCTTTTCACACCAATGAACAACCGCATCAATGTATTCAATATTTTTTGTTCTGCAAAGCTTTTCTATTTCTTCAATGAACGTATTACTCATCGGGATCATAATTATAACCTTTTATTAATTTAATACCAAAATTTACCATATCAGTAGACACAAGCGTTAAAAATACGATACCCATAAGTTCGAAAATACTCGGAAACTTAGCAATATATATTACGCCATAAAAAACGAATTGAGATAGAACAAGTATCAAAACACCGACAGGAATATCTTGTATGAACTTTGTTTTTTCTTTCATATTTTCTCCTGAAGATGGTAGGCGTGCTAAGATTTGAACTTAGTCAAGAACACCCATCTAGTGCTAAAGGGTTTATAAGACCCTCCCGTGTACCAACACCCACGCCCAAAAATGGCGCCCTCTGAGCGATTCGAACGCCCGACCCACGGAGTAGAAATCCGTTGCTCTATCCTGCTGAGCTAAGAGGGCAAACTGTTGGGGGATTAGAGCTCCCCCATGGCTCTTACTTCTTATCGGCGAAGTTCTTAAGCTCTTCGGCAAGAGCAAAAATTTCTTCGCGAGTAGGATACTTAATTTTATTAATCTTATCTGCTCGGATCTTAATTTCATCATCGTTATGAGAAAGCATAATTCGATCCATTTGAGCTTGATATTCGTTTACAAGAAAATCCTTCGCAAAATGAAGGTAATTGAAACGCATTTCGTATGGGTTTGCCATTTTAGTTATCCTTTTGTGTGTTGTGCATTATTGCACTGTGTGTTGGGGGATTCTGTTGCCAAGCTCCCCCGAGCTCCGATTAGGCTGCTAGAGCCATTTCATATGCATTGTTATCGTTTGCATTTACGAGTTTACTTAGTCTCTTCGTACCTTTATCGCAGCCTGTCGAACCTATTTCGCCCCCATCATAAAGAGATCCCACCCTCTTACGGGCTGATCTGCCAGAACCACTTGCTACTTCGCTGCGCTGGCACGCCCACTTTTCGCTTGATGGATCTCTTTATGGTGGAGGCGGGGAGTACTGCCCTCCCGTCCAAACTGTCTATTCCTTACGCCTCAACGACCAAGCAATATATTTATTATAGCTGAATAGGATATAAAAGTCAAGTAATTTTACTAATACTTGTTCTACCTGTTGTTTGATTTATTCTTGCTCTAATTTGAGCATTTTCCCAAGTCCAGCATTCGCCTGTATCATCCTGAAAACATACCCACATCAAATCATGTTCGGGACCATAATCGATAAGAAAATGAGCAAGAGCTCTACCTCTTGGGGTCCAAATTGGAATAGATGGATTCAATTGAGTAATCATTCTGTTACAATCCTCTTCCATTCGTTGTTGATCTTCAACCAGAGGTGACCATCTTTACCAACCGACATAGCAACTCTTGTTTCCTCGTCAAAATGTTGATCGGCTTCTACTTCCATACCTTTACCGATGACCAACTTATTGTTCGTTGGTTGACCATAAGTAACATAATTGTCTAAACTCGCCTTAGAGATATAATGTTCACCCCATAAAGGATACTTGGGAGCAAACGTAAATGGATCACGAGGAGCAACAGGCGGCGGAAGCTTATGAGCAGTCAGCGTCATCAGTGCCTTATCAGGAGCCATTGACGCTGGTGGTGTTTTTGCCATTGCTTCTGCAGCCATCAGCGCACCAATAGGAGCAGCTGGTATGAAGGAAAAAAATGCTCTTCTATTCATGGCATGACAATTTATGTTTTGCGATCCAAGTATCAGCATCACCACGATACATATAGTATCGAAGAAGAACTTCTACAGCATCACTAACTTCCTTGTGCATCCAAAGATCTTCTTGTTCAAAGTTACGAAGTGCTTCTGTTTTATTGAGCAAACGAGATATATCGTTTTGCTGACTTATGAAATCGTCCTTCAGCGTTCTCACGATAATCTTATCGACAATATCAATATCAATTTCAACCTTCATCTTCAATCTCCTTTTCCCAGTAGCGGCAGTAGAAATGATCGCCGCAAGCATCAATTTCCTTTTGAGGATAACCATGTTCAACCAACCATTCAAGAACACGACCTTGTGATTCTTGAAGATCAATCGGCATAGGGAATCCATACTTCCAACCCGAAGGCGGATCAATCATCATTACAGTTTTCTTAGCCATCACAACACCTTCATAAGGACAGTATTTTCGTTGATTCGAACTTGTAGGGGTTTATCTGTTGATAACTCTTCCATCAACTTTCTTAATACAATTTTACCTGATTTTTGCAGTTTGTCAAGTACTATTTCTGGTTTACGCCCAGTTCCCTTCGACAAACTCGCAGTTTCGTTATAATTAGTGATAGAAGTACCCTTAATCTGTAAGCCACCACGATCAATCGCCCTGAATACAGTAACAATCTTGTATTTTGTATTAAAAGTCCACAATTCCTGTGCACCGATAATTTTTTCGGGATTTATGGACGCGATTTTGTAATTATTGTCCTCTTTTTGAAATTTCAGGTTTTTCAGTTTCTTTTCCACTGAAATTGTACGAGGTTTACGAGGAGTACGAGTTTTTTTGGTAACATTTCCGTAACGTTCTGCGTCTTCAATCAAATTACTAAAGAAAACAACCCTATTTTTGACCATTGTTTTGGTCATATGGCTATATGCTTCTTTCAACTGAGGGTCAGAGCCTTCCAACACCTCAATTAGCTCTTCCAACCATGGAGCATAGTAAGATACAATGGCTGGGCAGTATGCAGCAGGAATTTCCTTGGCTTTCAACCAATCATAGAGCGAAAATGGCTGTTCGCTGTCAATAAGTTCCTCAATATCGCCAATAATATCATGCTGTTTATCGCGCATACGTTCTTGGATAGACTGTTTGGGAATATTTGACTCAGACTGAATCTTAGCTTTGGTAAGTGTATATGCGAATGTTTCTTCAAGAAATTTCTTAGAGTGTGCAGGAACATCATAGCCCCTGCTGATCATACGAGCAATGGCGCCGCAGGTATGGTTAACCCATTCATCAGGAACAGCCTTGAAACGCTTCAATTCTGCCAGTCGACCCTGATTTTTTAGCCAGGTTTCTGTATACTCTTTAATATCAGACTTGTCGGCCATGGCATTGTACCAATTATAGGCAATGGCCATTTCGCCTTCGGTCATAGCTCCGAGAAACTCTGGCTCGTCGCCCATATACTTTCTATTGATCAAATAAGATTCGCTACGGTTAACACGAACCTTTTTTGGCTTTTTACTAATAATTGCAGGACGACGAGCCATGTTAATTTCCTTTAAGCTACTTTGTTTTTACGCATATCGAGAATCAAACGATACTCATCAAGAGTAGTTGAACCCATATCGGTATTATGAGACTTGCGAATTACAGCGCCATCTTCAAGAGCTCCACCCTTAGCCCAGGGAGTATCATGTCCCCAAACTGAATCCTGAAGAGTAAGAGATTCGTTATCGATAGCGCACTTGTACTTTTGAATTGCCAAACGCTCTTCGCGCTGAGCACTACTTAGCGAACGCTTTGCATCACGGAATGTGACACCGATATCATTTCCCATTTCTTCCAAAAGAAAGTCTGCGCACTTACGCTGAACGATACTGTTGGAAAAATTCTTGGTATTAGCGCGAATAAACTCTTTGAAATTTACAAGCTCTTCTTCATCAGCAGTACCAATATTGACAATTTTATTATTATAAGTACGATCGCCAGTACCAGTACAACGAGAATAAGATTCCATAAAAGAACTCATAAACTTCCAGTTGTGACTGATTGTAAACTCAGTATTCCGTTCATACAGAGCAAACCAAACAGCCTGGAATGCTGCAAAAATATCACCATTTAGTTTCTTACCACGCTCGTATCGAAACGAAACAAGATCAGCAAAAAAACGATCAACGACTACTAAAACACGCTTAGAAACAGGATTCTTACCCCTGTATTCTTCTTGAACAAGAGTTTCAATTTCACGCTGGCCAGCATCGACATTACCACCACTGATCGCCTTTAGGATAGCAATGAACACATACTCATCCCATTTACGTCGGGGATTTACATCAGTATCAAAGCACTCAGGCTTTGTATCGCCATCCTTAGTAATAACAGAGAAAGCGGGAAGAACTTTGTTCTGATATTCACGATAAAACTTAGTACGCGAACGAACCTCGCGACAAATAACAGACTCATCGTCGCACATAATCATCTCAATGAAATTCACCGAGGTAGTTTTATTGCGAGTCTTGAAAATTTTTGTAGCTTCAGACGAAGAACAAACAATGTTTTCGAAGGGAATCTGATAATTTAGAAACTCTTCATGGTCATCAATTTCCTTAAAGAACTTGCCATTCAGCTTGAACTTATTGGTATAATACTCAACCATAGCACGAATGCGATGACCGCCATCTATCACAAGATAGATAACGCCAGGATAAACTTCTTGCATTTTAGGGTCGAGCTGAATATTACGAACTGTGATCATACCAACGCCAAGTTTGGAATTTATAGCCTCAATGATTTCCTGACTCTTTTTATGACCAGATGAGGTAGCTGGACGCTGGGAAATCGGATCTGGATTCAACTTACCAGAAACAGCGAGATCGATAAGTTCACGAACGGTACGAACATTAAAGGTAGACTGCATTTTACTTCTCCATGAATTGAGCATCAGTGCTCTCTTACATTATCAATTATACTTTATTTTAGTATAAAGTCAAGGGGAAAGGCTGCTTACGCAGCCTCCGCCATTTCGATAGCCAGCTCGAGAGCCTTGGTCTTAACACCCTTGTGATAGCCATACCAGGCTGAGGTGAGACGAGTATCGGCAGAGCGTCCAGCCAGATGGTCAGTCAAATAGGTAACAGCGTTGAAGGGCTGCCACCAGGAGCCTTCAGCGTACTCCGCACCAGGCTGAGTATGAAGCAGAGACAGAGCCAAGTCAGCGTTCTTAGAAATTTCCTTAGACTTAGCAGCGCCAGAGACAGGGAAAATTCGGCAGAAGTATTCGACAATGTCTTCGTTCTTAGCCTGCTTAGAACCAAGGAAGGAAGCCATTTCCTTATACTTGGCCAGCTTATCAGTAGCGATACCGAGCATTTCCTTAACATTGGAAGGATCAAAGACCTTACGATGAGAGATCTTGACCATACGTTCAACGGACGAGTTGAGCGACAACGTCAGAGTGTTATTGCAAACAACACGGATGGGAGTGAAGCGAACGTCAGTCGAGAAGCCGTACTTGTGGAAGTTAGAAAACAGCAGGTACGAATCGATCTGATCGCCCTTAAAGAGTTCGAACGATTCCTTCACCTTAGCAAGACCCCAAACGATCTGACCTTCCTTGAGCGAACCAGCAGTATGCATTTCCATATCACCAGCCGCAACGAACTCATTGAAAAATTCGAAGGCTTCCGCATTCTGAACAGGATTCCAGTCATCAGAAACAACATCGAGAATCTTGTTATCCATATTACGAACAAGAGCCGACTGTCCAATCTTAACCTGCTTACCACCAACCTCTGCATAAGCAGGGATCTTTTCAACCGACCAGTCAATACCAGCAGCCTCAAGCATCTGCGCGGGCGAAAGGTCCGCAGGAACCTTAGTGCCCAAACCATGCCAAGGCACAGCCCCAACATAGGCGATCTGATCCTTACCATTCACGTTTTCGATTTCATGTGCCATAATATAAAGTCCTTCAGTTTCACTCGGTAGCCGAACCATTCAACCACCATATTCATATCATACTCTATTTTGCAATAAAAGCAACCATTATTTTATGAGGGAAAAGAATAATAAGAATCTATGATGTCAACAAGCTGGTCCTCGAGTTCACAATAGATCTCATCATCCATAATACCACATAAAACATCACAATAATCTTCCTCGGTAAGGAAACGTTTCAAGAGAGAAATATACTCTCTACGATTGTTTGGAGTGGTGATTGGTTGACCCAAAAGAAACTCAACGTTGGGCTTCGTGAAGTTGATTATGTTTTCCATACCAGTTCTCCTATTGGTTATCATCATGACATTACTGATTATACCGTATTTTGCAGAAAAGTCAAGAGGTATTAGTGATCAGGCATGAAAATTTTTGAGGTAGATACCAGAACATAAAAAATCACCCAGCAACACGTCACTATTGGATGTGCTATTGGGTGCTATGGTTGTGCAGCTGGGTGTGTTGTGGTGTCTACGGTGGAATTATCGCGACTTTGAGATTCGTAAAAATTCTTGCGGAAATTTTTTGCAGTTTTTGTCTCGGCTTTCGGGTCCCCCGACCCAGAAACGCAGATTCTGTAAAGGTCCGATTTTATTGCACTTTCGCTGGCTGCACACACACAGCCCCGAGAAATACTTACTCGACGAAATCAAATACGCTCGCGACGCCCATCACTACTATCATCACGAAGCAGAGCGCAAGCAGAGGAGCGAAAACGATAAATGTATCCATCACCGACATAGTACATCTCCATCGTTGCAAGTGTCAATGGGATCAAACACCCCATTGACTTTAATTGTAAAGCAGCGTATAATTACTATTAAAGCACTGCCTTGAGTTCGTCCTTATTCAAGAAACGAGGAGCCTTGAAGTTGTCAACATCATCCAGAACAGAATCAACGTATTCGCGAGCTTCTGCTTGGTCAAAGTTAGGTACACCAGGTCCTTCCGGAAGAGCAACGTTGGTATATACCTTACGCTTGCTGGTCACCTCACGCATACGCTTGAGGTTTGCTGCCTTGATCTTGGCAACCTCAGAGTCAGGAAGTAGAGCGGTAGCAGACACCTGCTTAGACTTAGGCTTGGAAGTAATAGCAGCGACAGCATCTGCCTTGGTCTTGGCCTTATACTGGCGACCCTCAAGCTTTACTTGCTTGACCAGCTTGGCCGCAGTAACGCCACGAGTAGACTTAACAACAAAGCCAGGAGCCAGCTTGTGCTCAACAATATAACGGTAATAAGACTTGGCGTTACCTTCGGTTACATTGATAGCATCAGCAATCAACGGCACAACCTCAGACATAGTCTTATCAGCATTGGCGGACATAACGGCGATGGCATCAGAACGCTTAGACATAGGGATTCTCCTTATTTCATCCTATAGATTATCATACCGCGAGGGCGAATTTAAGTCAAGCCGGATCTTGCTTGACCTTGGGAATACGGCGGATATAGCGACGCTTACGTAGGCCAGCAGCGACCGCAACGGGAGCAGAGGCAATCACGCCACCACGGGCGAGAAATTGGGTCACCAAAGCAGAGGTCTCGTTCGAGCGGGCGATTTTCGTAGCAGAGGGCTTCAACATCAGATATCTCCTATCAACCTATAATTCATCATACCGCGAGTCTGAATTAAAGTCAAACGTCATCAAGCTGTTTTACAACAATTTCAGACCAGAA